GGCACCCTCTAGAGCTTTAATAAATCTCTCCGCAGTGAAAATTCTAAATTGATCGGTGAGTAGTGCCATCTTAGCAGTTTAACCTTCCTTTTATTTATGTGACTTATTCAGGTTCGTTTCTGATGAGGTTTGTAAACTCCTCTTTCCAGAAAGTTGATGTTGCACCAGAGGTACCACCTGTTAAGGTATCACTGGTTGTGAATTGATATGTATTACCATTATTTGTTAGATCTTCTAACGTTATTTCTACATATCCAGTGCTATAAGCATTATTAAATGAGACAACTTTACCAGTTACCCCAGTAGAACCACCAGTTACTATCTCTCCAACGATATAGTTAACGTTGTTCCAAGACTTAGCTACGACTTTAGAAGTTGCACTATGTGCTAATCCATCACCAAGAGCACCTGCAGTAGATACAGTGGCAACTAGAGGAACCAAGCTGGAATCATATAACTCATCACCCTGTGCAAACAGAGTTGTGTTTTGACCACCAACGGTTTCCTCAATACCATAGAGTGATGATGCAATACCACCATCTAGGCTGATCTCATTCTCATAGTCTGTATCAGTATTTACCAGGTCAGGGATTCCATCACCTGCTCCGTCCAATTCATCATCATCTTCGAAAGCAAAGTTCTCTAATAAACCTAGTGGTGAAGTGAATAGAACAATGTTACTATTCTGTTGCTCAACCAAGACGTGTGGTGCTTCTCCAGTTTCTGTAGAACTAGCAACACCCGCAATGAATTGGATAACAGCAGTCTTTTCATTAGAACGACCACCATCAATGAATGCCAATTCGTCAACTTCGAAGATTAAGAATAACTCTTTAGTTACCTTATTCCAGTCATATACAACAGCAACCTTATTAGTTTTATCTTCTTCTACTCTTCTAATTCTATCTGAAACAGTAAAGTTATATCCTGACTGTCCACCTGAATCTGCTAGAGCATCGAGAACGATTCTTTGATCGTATCTGAAATTAAGACCTCTAGTACATCCAGTGAAACTAATAGCAGTCTTACCAGTATACCTAACAATTTCTGATCCTATCTGGAATTTACCAGAACCAGGATAAGCATCAGTAGTCTGAACATATAATACAGTATCTGCTGCAGCAGCATTTCTTAGCAGTGCAGTTACATTATATAAGTCACTCTCTAATGATGTTCTATTTCTTTGTGTTCTAATTAAGTTAGTATCTCTAGTAAAGATAACCTGAGGAGGAGCAACATAACTACCACCTGGATTGAGGATATTGATCTCAGTTATAGCACCAAGATTAATCTTTGCCTCTGCAGTAGCACCGCTACCACCACCACCAATTAGCTGTATAATCGGAGGAGTCTCAAAAAACTCACCTGGGTTACTAATGTTAATTCCAGTGACAGAGCCGAACTGATTAACCTCAGCAACACCCGTTGCTCCGTCTCCACCACCACCTGATATAACAAGAGTAATATCGTTGAGATCGTAGTTCCTACCTTTACCTTCGATAGCAAGACCAGTTACACCACCCGTGATAGGAACAAGTTCAGCACCTGATCCTCCACCACCTTTTATCTCCGCTTCAGCAGTAAAATATCCATCACCAGGCTGGGTGACTTGGACTGTTTGTATTCCACCAGTACCATCAGTTTTCAGTACAAGATTAGCATCTGCTTCTACAACCCCTGAATCAGGACTGGTTACTTCTAATCTTAATGGATCATATCCTTCACCTGGATCTACCACATCAACAGAAAGAAGATCCCCATTGACACCAATATTTGCACGCAAAACAGCATCCCTAATAGGAGTACCACAATTACCAATTACTAATCTTGGAGGATCAGACTGACTATAACCAGAACCAGGATTGGTCACGATTACATCTTTAACACCGAATACGCTGTTAAAAACTGGTTCTATTGCTGCACCTGATCCTGGAACTGTTCTTGTCATATTATACCACCACTATATCTCCGATCATACCACCATGCTCAGTACACTGATACTTGTAATTTGTACCAGCTGCAAGTGTCATAGGCACGGTGTATGTTGTTGTTCCTGTTGCTGAACCACTGACCCCTAAAGTAACTGCAGAACCACCATCTGAAACTCTGATCTCAAATGGATGTGTACTACCAGTTGTATTGTGGAACTTATAAGTAAATCCTCTATACACATAGAATGTAGGATCATCAGCAGTATCAGCTACACCTGGTCCTGTAAATCTATATGCAGAAGTACCATTTGATGATACTGAATACCATAATGTAGGAGAAGCACCACTTACAACAGCAAAATTCTGATCAAAATGGAATGAGTGACCTTTATTATTAGCATCTCCAACTGGGAGATTCTCGTCCACATTAACAGTCAGTGTATTGCCAGCCATAGCAGTTGTACAACCAGTACCACCAGCTATAGTCAATGTAGTAGTAGCTGATGCAGCTGCAGTAGATCCTGAATCCCCCGCAACTGTTTGGAATAAGTTCTGAACGATATTTGGAGAATCGTTAGTAATAGTAATAGCACCTGCGTTGAGGTTAGTGCTAATACCAGTACCACCTAAGAAATTAAGACTGTCAGTAGTTACAGTAGCTGAAGTTTGTCCATTATCTGCACCGAATGTCTCAAATAGATTCTGATCAGGATCTCCAAGAGCTCCTGTCATATTGATTGTTAAAGTGTCTCCAACCAATGCAGTAGCAATGTTTGTACCACCAACAATATTAAAAGTGTCGTTAGGAGCAGACGCAGTGGTTGTACCAGTATCACCAGTAAATGTCTCAAATAAGTTTTGTGTGGTTCCACCGCTTCCACCTGTCCCTTGCTCATCATTAGCAGGTGACCACTTCTGGGTTGATGCAACCCACTTAAGAACTTGTCCGTCTGAAGGACCACCACTCACAGTGGTATCAACATCACTTAATAATGAAATACTACTGTTCTCTGAAATAAGAGGTACCCAAGCAGCAGCATGAGCGAAATATCCTTTACCTGTATCATGTGCATGAGCAAACATACCATGATGATCTGTAGCATTTGGTAATCCTGCTTCAGTGGCGTATGGTGCATACCATTTAAAGTATCCATCATCACCATCAATATATGTGTATGCAGATCCAGATCCACCTGCCCAAAGTTTAATATCTCCTGTGCCAGTTTGCTTGATTGTAATATTATCCGTTCCATCAGAAAGAATCTGATGACCATTTGTATCAAGATCAGAACTTAGAATATCATAGTTCCCTGCTCTAAATGCTCCCGAAGGACTAGAAGTCCATTTTAATACTTGACCATCAGAAGGAGATCCACTGATGTCCACTTGGATTGTAGTATCGTTACCTAATGCTGTGTAAAGCTCATCAAAGTTGGCATTTACCTTGATGGCACCATCACGCAAAGTATCACCAGTGCCATCATTTGCAGAAGATCCAATACCAACTGATTGTTTAGCCATGTTTTTACAGTTTGTACAGTTTTATTTATGTGGCATCGAACGAGATACCAGTAGTATCCAACGATACGTTGGTACTTGAGAAGTCCTCAGCAGTTTGACCGCCACCAACACCTGTTACGGTGAGAGTTGCAACGTCAGTTGTTAGAGGAGAGTTAGTTGCAGGGGTTGCACCCACAGGTCCTGTGATAACACATCTGTATTTGTATCCAGACATGTATGCCAGAGCAGTGAATGTAAGACTATTAGTAGTAGATCCAGTAAGAACAGCGAATGAATATCCACCATCTGTAGATCTGTACCATTGATAAGTCTTAGGACCATCCTCAGGACTAATAGTTGCAGTAACAGTAAATGTAACTGATGAAGCAACTTCCACGGTAGCATTCTGAGGTTGTGCACCAAGTAATATAGTAGCTGGAGGTGCTTCACCGTCTCCACCTGAAGGAGGTGCAGGAGGTGTAGCAGCACCATCATTATCTGGTTTCTGCAATACTTCTCTAGTAGTTAATCCAATGAGATATGGAAACTGAGGAACTAAATTCTGTTCAGAATCTAATTCTGTAGATAAGAAATAAGCATAAGTTCCATCAGGAAACTCAGGTGTTACTGCGAATCTACCATTATGATAATCAAGAGTTCCTAATCCCTCTTGGTATTCCCAATCTTGTATAAGTGCTCCTGCAGGTGGATTCTGCTGAGTAGTACCATAAGTAGGTCTTCCATCTGCTTCCTCTGACTTAACTCTATATGAACTACTTGCTACTGCAATATCAGAATTATTATTCCATGGATTACTATAGATGTAAGGACCATAAACAGGGAATCCATCAAAAGCAATTCCAACCATTTTGGAATGTCCATCAGGATGTCTTAGATTATCACCGTTATACTGACTAGAACCATAGTAATCATTATATCCTGCCATTACAGAGTTTGCCTTCCAACACTGTAAAAAATCTGTATCATGATAATGATATTGACCTGTATTTTCAGGATGTCCACCACAACTATCATCTCCGAAATCTACAACAGCATCTTCGAAATGTGCGTTCCAGTTAAATCCAGTAGGAGGGTTACCACCTGCACCTGCACTAGGATTAAAGAAGACGACACCGTTAGATGCAACACCAATAGCACCTAAAGGTACCGCAGCTCTTCCATTTCTTTGATCAAAATATTGATAAGTTCCACTATATGCCTCTCTAGTATAATCAACAATCAACTCAAGATTGGTTGATGTTGCTCTCCAAAATTCTCCAGAAGCAACTGTCTGTTGAGTACCAGTATACTTAAATACTTGCTTCTTTTCGTTAGCAGTTCCTGCATCTAATATGAAAAGAATTCTATCTCCAACTTGTATCGAACTTCCTAATAAAGCATTATCTGCAACAGATATAGGGATACTAATTACAAATCCATTTTGTGTAAAATTAGCATCATCAAAAGTTCTACTAACACCAAACGTACCACCCCTATAATACCAAGAATGCTCAAAGTCTTGCTCTGTTACATTGTTTGGATTATTGACATTAGGAAAGGTACCATAAGTAACGGGGTTGGGGAGTCCATCCCCGTCCACCGTTATTATTTTGGTTCCTTGATTATATGATGATGTAGCAGCCATGTTCTATTTATTGGAAGATCTGAGTAGGTAAGAAGTTAGAGATGATTGTCGCACCAGTCTGAACTGTGAGGATCACGGAGTTGGAATATACAGGTGAAGCACCTGCAGCAGTTATAGCAACACGGAACTCATCACCATCATCTGCCTGTGCGGCTGAAGGTGTACTGTAAACAGAACTGGTTGCTCCAGTAATGTTAGCCCATGCAGTTTCACCATACTGCTTACGCTGCCACTGATAGTTGAGTGGAGTAGTTCCAACTGTACCATCAGAAGACTTGATGAATTGACCGATAACAGTAAATCCTGCAGTCTGACCTTGGTTAACTGTTACGTTAACTGGTTGTGCTGTGATCTGAATGTAGCCAGGAACAATAACGATTGGGTTACCTTCGTTGTCAGTTCCTTCACCTGCGTAGGTATCAAATCCTTGGTTAACAGCAGGTCCTTCTGGTGGAGTCCAATCATCAGGAACTTCAGTCTCGACTGTAACTTCAGGCATAGAGTAACCAACACCTGCAGTCTTAACATCAATTCTTAAAAGACCCATTAGTGCACGAACACGACCATCAAATCCAGAGGAAGATACAACATCAACGTTTGGACGTGATGTATATCCATCACCAGGAGAGGTGATGATTGCAGTATTGATTTCACCTGTTGTGATAGAAGCAAGTGCTTCTGCGTTACGTCCCTTAACAGTTCCTGTGTATTCGAAAGTAATCAAGGAGTTGGAAGATTCGATCAACGCAACTTCACGATTCTCATTCTCACCCTCGATTTGTAGTAAGTCACCTGCCTCGATAGGAGGTACGACTGTAGCAGCGATAACGTCAGCGTCAGAACCAATGTATGAGAATGCAACGAATGTTGATCCCGCACGAGGAACTTCAGCGAAGATAATTCTAGAACCAACAAGTTCGTAACCTACACCTGGTTCCTGAATAACACCATTCAGTGAACAAATGATATTGTTCTCAGGAAGTATAGTACTAGAGCTAACACCTTCAGTTAGTGTTAGTGAGTAGAATCCACCTGCGTAACGTAGGTTAAAGGAAGATCTTAATGAGTCAAACTCGAAGGAGATATCATCTAACTGACGTAATTTACCAACGTAGTATCCGATAAATTCTGATCCAACTGTAGGAGGTTCAGTAAACTGAATCTGATCAGAGAATGCAGTATATGCGTAGTTTGCACCAGGTGGTTGTAGGATACCATTAACGAATGTTAATAGGTGACCTGCAGGATCTGGGAAGTAAGATTCACCGTTATTTACAGTTAACTTAAATGTAGTTTGCTCACCATCAAATCCTCTGAAGAATCTGTTACAACGTCCGACTAGACCCTTAGATTGTGTTACACCTGCAGACCAATCAGCATCAGAAATAATTGTTAAGTTAGTTGGGAAATCACCAACCACATCTTCTAACCAAAGTCTACCAGTTGTACCGATAACACTCTTACCAGAAACCCTACCATAACCACTTACAGCAGTTTCAGTAACACCATTTGCTTCTGCAAGGATAATTGGGAAGTTATTAAGGTTCTCAAATTTACCTAGTGCAGTACCACCACCAACTAACCAGTTAGAATCAGGAGTTACAACTTCACCTTCAGAGTTAGTTCCCCATGGTTGTAAGTTTGCAATCCACATCTTATGTGGTACTGGAGGAGTTGCTTCAGCATCAGGTGCTTGGTACTTAGTAACAACAGCAGTGAATCCTGGTTCCTTAATAATTGTACCTTGTAGTAAGTAAACTAAATCACCTGCGTTAAAGTCACCACTATATCCACCATCACGAACAACATTAGCAATATCTAATTCTATTGTAGAAACAGCATGTACATACTGATTAAGTTCTAATGGTTCTAAACCATCAGCACGAATATCTGCAATGTCAAGAATCTTATCTGTGATAGATCCATAAATTATATCACCATCTTTAAAGTCTTCTTGTATTGATTCGATATCGATTGTGATACGTCCACCAGTATTACCAACTAGAGCACCTTCAGAATTTTCATAAGAAACGATATCTGCTTGAGCAGCATTTGATTTGTTAAAGACTTTTTCACCAGTAGCAAAACTACCTCTATCGGTGTTGATCAACATACGAGTAACACCTGCTCCATTTATAGAAGCAGTCTGTCCACTTGTTGCACCTTCGATAACATCATTATCAGAGAATGTTCCAGTTAGAGATTCTACATAAATGTAACCTTCATCACTCTGGTCACCTGTTAGAGGTGAAGTCTGAATAACTACTGCATTGTTAGCACCTGCACCTTGTTTCTGTACAGTCTCACCATTTGTAAATCTAGCAGTAGCAGCATCAATATTAAACTTGTAGTATAGTTTAACAATATTTGCTTCATTATTTCTAATTCTAGTAACTTCAGCAAGTGCATTAGATGTAGCACCAATTAGAATATCAGCAACGTTAAATCCTGCACTAATTGGTTGTTCCAAATCACGCATTGGATATTGTGCAGCAGGTAAAGAAATACCAGAACGTACAACTGTTTGTAATCTTTGCTGACCAGTTAGATTTTTGTTTAACTGGAATAATCTGTATCTTGCATCATGCTTAATTTCACGAGCAATTTCGAACCAATCTGCAGTTGCGTTAAGAACGTAATAGTATTGTTGATCCTGTAAACTTTGTTCGATCTGACCAGATGCAGGAACATAAGCAACAATATCACCACGGAAGAAGAAGTTAGGACGTGTAATCCTTACAACACTTTCTCTTCTTTCGAATCCAACTTCGATTGTTGGAGTCAA